GATGAATACAACAATAAGTTTGTAAATATCAACCATGCATCCGATGTTGCGGGACTAATGGCCCTAAATGCAACGAGATTTGAGGCTTGGATTTCTCCAGCAGGACTCAATCGTGGACAGATTCGTAACTATGTAAAACTTCTCTACAATCCAAAGAAATCATTCCGTGATCAACTCTATATTAATAGAATCAATCCAGTAGCAGAATTTCTTGGTGAAGGAGTTGTTCTCTTTGGTGACAGAACTGCTCTTAGCAAAGCAAGTGCATTTGACCGTATCAATGTTCGTCGTCTTTTCGATGTTGTTGAACGAGCAGTATTTGACTTCTCTAAGTTCTATCTTTTTGAACTCAATGACGCACAGACAAGAATCAACTTTGCTTCAGCAGTAAATGGATTCCTTGCAAGCATCAAGGCTCGTAGAGGAATCTATGACTTCAAAGTGGTATGCGATGAAACTAATAATACTGGCGAAGTCATTGATCGCAATCAATTTGTTGCAGACATCTTCATCAAGCCAGTAAAATCTATCAACTACATCCAACTCAACTTTATCGCCATGAGAACTGGCGCTTCATTCAACATTACTGAGTAATGTTTCAAGGATCAAACAAGTCAAGTCCATCCATTACCATCAGAGAGTATGACGATTCTCAGTTTCCGCGAGAACCATACTACTCTGACGTTATTGGCGGATTTGTTGGCTGTTTTAGTTGGGGACCAGTAGGCATACCCTTACAAGTATCAAATGAACGAGACTATCGCGAGATATTTGGTTATCCTATTCGTGGTGCGCCGAACAAAACGATAAGAAATCATATACATGCAAGTAATTTCTTAAAATACTACGATAAATTAAAGGTTATCCGTCTTGGACCAGATGATCTAAAAAATGCTGGTTCTTCTGCTGCATCAATAGACACGATTAAAAACGGTGAACACTTTTTAAGTCTAGCAGGCCCAAGTCTTGACTATCATGGGGTAGATCAAGATAATTTTTTTCTTGCTCGTTATGCGGGAGAGTTTGGAAACAGCATTTCGGTTCTTGTTGCTGATAACGAATCACCGTCTATAGACACCTACTATATTTCTAACCCTGATGGTTTTACCTCACAAGGATTAACTCTTGCTGAGACATATCCATTTACAAGAGAAACAGGAACCACAGACTATGTGCGTGTTCGCGGTGGTTCCAATGACGAAATCCATATAGCAGTCATAGATGAGGATGGACTCTTTACAGGAAACAGAAATACCATTCTTGAACTACATCAAGGCTTGTCTAAAGCCTATGATGCAAAGAACTATGATGGCACATCAAATTACTATAAAGATGTTATAAACTCTAAATCTAAATACATCTACGCCTGTAAAGACTTTTATAATCTGCCTACCAATTCTGGTTTAACAGGAGATTCAACAACTGACTTTGGTTCGATCAAGAATCTAATTTCTGATAATGGTGATCAAATTCAGTATACAAACAACTACATTCAATGTTCATTAGTTGGTGGTCAGGATGGCTGGGCCGACTATTCTACTGAAGTTTTGCTTTATGGCTTTAGTGGTGATACATGGGACATTGGATACAACTATTTTAAACTCAATCCAGTTCATTTCTTGATAGACCATAATGAGATACCAAGTCTGACAAACAGAGTAGCAGAGATGCTTAGGTATCTAAATCAAACGATACTCTGCGTTGGCGTAAGTTCTGGCTCAACAGGAAATAATGATGATAAAACTGAAGCAATAGTCGATTATTGCAATGGTATTACCTCTGATGATGCTCTCTCAATTATTGCTGGAACTAAATTTGTCTACGATTACTACACAGATCAGACTGTTCCAATCAATATGGCATCTGATCTAGCAGGACTAAACTGTGCTGTATCTGCTGAGTCTCTACCTTGGATTTCAGCCGCAGGATATAGAAAAGGTAAAATACAAAACTATGATCGTATCTACTATATTCCAAGTCTAGAAAATCGTGACCGACTCTTCAAAAAGAGAATAAATCCTGTAAAAAAAGATGACAATAATTTCTATCTTTTTGGTGATACAACTCATATAGACGCTTACACTCCAACCGATTCTATTGGAGCAAAGCGAACTGTCATGATAGTTGAGAACTTTCTTTCAGAGATAGCACCACAATTCTTATTCAAAATAAACGATCTACAGACTAGAATACAGTTTTCTACTATTGTAAATCAATTTTTAGAGAAACTTAAGAGTCAAGGTGGCTTGAACGACTACCGTGTAGTTTGTGATGAAACCAATAATACCACAGAGGTAGTGAGTTCAGGAACATTTATTGGTGATGTATACATAAAAGTAGCGAAATCCATCTACTATATTATTCTAAACTTCAACACATCAAGGTATAGAAAAAATACCGTTACCATTAGATAGGGGTAAAAATGGATATCAATAAGTTCGGACAAGCACTAATTGGCGGTGGCGTAAAGCCATCAATGTTTGTCGTATCGGGAAATATTCCTGGATTCACAGATGCAAATGGTCAGGTTCCATTCCTTTGCAAGTCAGCAAGCCTACCAGGTTCAAGAATTGGAACAATTCCTGTAGGTTGGCGTGGCCGTCAATTGAAAGTTCCTGGTGATCGTTCATTCGATGACTGGACTCTTACATTCTACAACACCACAAATTTCCGTCTTAGAACGGCATTTGAGCAATGGGTTGAGCGTATTCAAGCAACAATCGGAAATACTCCGCTAAATGCTGGTCTTGATTTTGCACCATTCGGTGAAGGTGTCTATACAGATTGGAAGGTTACACAATTAGGACGCTCAAACGAGGCTCTACAGACCTACAATCTATTTGGTTGTTTTCCAACTGAAGTATCTGCAATTGATCTTAGTTACGATAGCCAAGATCAGATTGAAGAATTTACTGTAAATATCTCTTATCAATACTTCACCGTTGGTCCTGTAGACGCACAGGCTGCAACACTTGGTGCATAATCTTTATTATTAAGGTATACTATGGCTTTTGAAGTCTTTGGATTTGAAATCTCGCGCAACGGTGTCATTAAAAAAGGCACTTCAGATGTCACACCACCTGAAGTCAAGAACAAGTCATTTGCTCCACCTGAGATTGAAGATGGTGCATTTGCTGCTCTTGGCGCACAGTATGGTGCTTATGTTGACTTCAGCGGAGATGCAAAGAGCAGCATTGAACTCGTAAAGAAATACCGAGAGATGTCGCTACATCCTGAAGTTGAGATGGCTATAGAAGATATTGTAAATGATTCTATCGTCTTTGATCAGACAAACCGACCTGTCGAGGTAGTTCTCGACAATATCCCTAATCTATCAGCCCTGATTCGTAAAAGAATCAAGGCTGAATTCAATACTGTTCTAAGACTTCTCAAATTCAATGAGAAGGGCTATGAATTGTTCCGTCGTTGGTATGTTGACGGCAGACTGCACTTTCACATCATTCTCAATGAAAACAAGCGCGATGGTATTCTTGAACTGCGACCCATTGATCCTGTAAAGATTCGTAAATATCGCAATGTAAAGAAGAAGAAACTTAAAAGCGGAGTAGAAGTAGTTGATTCTGTAGAAGAATTCTATGTCTACAATGATCAGGCTGGCAATGATGACTATCTCATTCAGACCTACAATGGTCCACAGCAAGGCATCAAGGTAGCCGTAGACTCTGTTTGCACCGTCAACTCAGGTCTTTATGATGCCACGAAGAAGCGTGTTCTATCCTATCTTCACAAGGCAATCAAGCCACTCAATCAATTACGCATGATTGAAGATGCTGTAGTGATCTACCGCATTGCCCGTGCGCCTGAACGCCGCATCTTCTATATTGATGTTGGTAACTTGCCTACAAACAAGGCAGAACAGTATCTTCGTGAGATCATGAACCGTTATCGTAATAAGTTGGTTTATGATGCCACAACAGGCGAAATGCGTGATGAACGCCGTCACATGTCCATGCTTGAAGATTTCTGGCTACCTCGTCGTGAAGGCGGCAAGGGAACTGAAATCTCTACCCTTGATGGTGGTCAAAATCTTGGTGAGATGGAAGATGTGATGTATTTCCAAAAGAAACTATATCAGTCTCTACATGTGCCAACCACCCGATTAGACGCTGAAAATGGCTTTAATATGGGTCGTTCGGCTGAAATCTCGCGTGATGAGGTAAAGTTCTTCCGATTCATTGAGCGTCTACGCAAGAAGTTCTCTGAGATGTTCCTACAGTTGCTGAAGACGCAACTTGTATCAAAAATGGTCATAACTCCCGAAGAATGGGAGATTATACAGAGCGATATACTCTTTGACTTCCGTAAGGACTCGTATTTTACCGAACTAAAGGAAGGCGAATTACTCAAATCTCGCCTAGATTTGTTAAATACAGCAGATTCCTACATAGGAAAGTATTTCTCTAAGCAATATGTAAAGAAACATGTTCTTCGCTTTACCGATGATCAGATAAAGCAAATTGAAGAAGAGATTGCTGACGAGAAGGAAGAGATTCAGAAGCAGGGTGCTGATCCTAACCTTGTGGGCTATGGAGCGATGGGACCAACTCAGATAGGCGTTCCACAGGCTCCAACACCACAGCCACAAGCAGATCAGCAACCTACACCTGAAGAGCAGGAAATGGCAAAAACACAGACCCCACAGGGCTAAGAGGATATAAATGAACACTCAAAAGATCATCAACTGCATTATCGAAAACGACCTTATTGGTGCTAAGAAGCAAATCAATGAACAATTGATGCTTCGTATTGCTGAAGCCATTGAACATCGCAAGATGGAACTCGCTGGTGAGATCTTTGAAGATTCAGTATGTGAAAGTTGCGGTTGTGATGATAGAGATGAAGACCTTGAAGAAGGAATGGCTAACAAGGACTACGATGGTGATGGTAAGGTAGAGAGTGGCAAGGATGAAGTCTGGGGTTCACGCCTCAAGGCTGCTGCAAAGGCTGGAAAGTTGAAGAAGAAGCCTGTTGCAATGGAAGAGGTTGAAGAGGTTGAGGAAGCCATGATGAAGCCCAAGGGTGCGCGTGGCATGGCTCAAGTAAAGCGTCTCGGACGAGACTACAAGACAGGTGGATTTGGAAAGATTGCATCAAAGGCTGCTGAAAAGTATGGCAGCGCAGAGGCAGGAAAGCGTGTCGCTGGTGCAGTTTTCCAAAAGATGGCTCGCGCTCACGCCAGAAAGGGCTGAAATGCTTCTAATTACCGAAACAAACGATGATCTTAAGTTTATTGCTGAAGCGGCTAGCGACGGCAAGAAGAACTACAAAATTCGCGGCATCTTCATGGAAACAGAGACGAAGAACCGCAATGGTCGCGTTTATCGAAAGAATAATCTTTTTCCCGAAGTTCAGCGTTATATTGAAAAATATGTTGATTTTGGACGCGCTTTAGGAGAATTAGGACATCCAGAGGGTCCAACCCTCAATCTTGAGCGTGTTGCACACAAGATTACTGGTCTTAAGTTTGATGGCAATAATATCATTGGTGAAGCCAAGATTCTTGACACACCATATGGCAATATTGTAAAGAATCTCATGGATGAAGGGGTAAAACTAGGAGTTTCCTCTCGCGGCATGGGTTCACTAAAGGAAGTTAATGGTGTCAACGAGGTTCAGGGAGACTATGTTCTCTCGGCAGTTGATATTGTTGCCGATCCATCTGCACCAAATGCATTTGTTGACGGCATCATGGAAGGAAAACAATGGGTTTGGGATAACGGAATCCTCAAGGAGATGAAGATTGAAGCCTATCGTAAGGCTATCAAGAAGGCTCCTTCCGCTAGACTTGATGAAGAAAAGTTGCGAATTTTCAAGGATTTCATGTCAAATCTCTGAATTACTAAATAATAGCACAGTCTTTAGGAGACAAGAAATGCCAGATAATAATCCTCAGAACGAAGAAGATATCTACGAAGACGAGATCCTTGATGAAGAGGAGACTCTTGACGAGGATGAAGTCGCAGATGACGATATCCTTGATGAAGAGGAAGAACTTGACGAAGAAGAAGTCCTTGATGAAGAAGAGGACGACTATAACACCGATGACGAAATGTATGAGGAATCATACGAAGTAGAAGTCGGAACTGGAACTGATGATGAGGTCGATGAACTCGGCAAGGGCAATGTAGAATTCCCTGCTGCACCTGATCATTCAGGTAAGAACAAGGCTACCATTGCCACCAAGGCTTCAAAGGCTAAGGCTGGCAAAATTCCAGAAAAGTCAGACTTCAAGATCAAGACTGAAGATTACTCAGCCATGTTTGAAGGCGAGGATCTCTCAGAAGAATTCAAGACAAAGGTTACAACTGTCTTTGAAGCCGCTGTAAACAAGCGCGTGAACGAGATTCATGAGAACCTTGCTGCTGACTTCGATAATACTGTTGCAGAATTCACTCAGTCACTCACCGAAGAACTTTCAAATTCACTCAACGATTATCTTTCATATGTCGTTGAAGAGTGGATGAAGACCAATGAAGTTGCTGTTACCGAAGGCATTCGTGCTGAAATTGCAGAAAACTTCATCTGTGGACTCAAGAATCTTTTCCAAGAGTCATATATCAATGTTCCTGACGAGAAGTATGATGTTCTTGGCGAGTTTGCCGAAGTCAATGGCGAACTACAAGAAGAACTCAACCGTCAGATCGAAGAGAATGTTCGTCTTCGCTCTTCACTCACCGAAGAGACATGCAAGAATGTTTTTGCAGAAGAAACCGAAGATCTTACCGATTCACAAGTAGAGAAACTTGCTTCACTCGTTGAAGGAGTTTCATACAACGATGCAAACGACTTCCGTGGCAAGGTTCGCACTCTTCGCGAGTCGTATCTTACCTCAAATCCTCGCGTTTCAACTCGTTCTCTTACCGAAGAGTTTGAGATTGAAGAAGAGGTTGAAGAAGAAACAGAAGTTCGTCCCGCAATGCGTAATTATGTCAACGCAATTAGCCGCGTAGAGGCTTCAAAAAGAAACAACAAGGTCTAACTTAACCGACCTAAAATTAGGAGAAAGAAATGTTTGAGCAAAACCCATCCCTTGGAAACGCTGAGATGCTGGCCGAAAAGTGGTCGCCAGTTCTTGATCACAGCGATCTTCCAAATATCCGCGACGGCTATCGTCGCAATGTAACCGCCATTCTTCTTGAGAATCAAGAGAAGGCACTCATGGAAGCCCTTCCTGCCAATGCCGCTGGATCTGCTGGTGCGCTTACTAGTTCCGATACATACAACGGACTTGCAGGATTTGATCCAATCCTCATCAGCCTTGTTCGTCGTTCGATGCCAAACATCATCGCTTACGACATCGCTGGCGTTCAGCCAATGACTGGTCCAACAGGACTCGTATTTGCTCTTCGCAGCAACTACACTGGTCGCAATACAACTGAAGCACTCTTCAACGAGCCATTTGTCTCGTTCACAGGAACTGGTGGTAATGCTTACGGTTCAACTGCTGCACAAGGACAAGATCCACTCATTGGAAACTACAATAGCACTACTGCTAATGGTCTAACCAATGCTTTTGGTCTTCTTCGCACAGAGGCTGAAGATCTCGGCGGTGGCGGTAGCCCTGCATTCAATACAATGGCATTCACCATTGATAAGACCTCGGTTGTTGCCAAGACTCGCGCTCTCAAGGCAGAGTATACAACCGAACTTGCACAAGACCTCAAGGCAATTCACGGTCTTGATGCAGAGACAGAACTCGCTAACATTCTCAGCACAGAAATTCTTGCTGAAATCAACCGCGAAGTTCTCCGTAATGTCTACCGCACCGCTAAACTCGGCGCACAACAGGCTGATCTATATCACAAGACAGCAGGAAACACCTCTGCCGCTGGTCTATCGCTCAACGATACTAACGGCGCAATCGGTGGTGTCTATGACCTCCTCCGCGACTCTGACGGTCGTTGGTCGGCTGAACGCTTCCGTGGACTTATGTTCCAGATTGAGCGTGAAGCCAACACCATCGCCAAGGAAACTCGCCGTGGCAAGGGCAACTTCCTCGTCTGCTCGGCAGATGTTGCATCAGCCCTCGCAATGGGTGGATTCCTCCAACTCTCGCCAGGAACCAATGTCAATCTTGAAGTTGACGATACAGGCAACCTCTTTGCAGGAACCCTCAATGGCAAGATGAAGGTCTACATTGACCCATACATGGGACCAGGCAACGGAACCACTTCTTTTGACTTTGCTTGCGTTGGTTATAAGGGAACCTCGCCATATGACGCTGGTATGTTCTACTGCCCATATGTCCCACTACAAATGGTTCGCGCCATCAACGAGTCAACATTTCAACCAAAGATTGGATTCAAGACTCGCTACGGTGTAGTTTCAAATCCTTGGGTTGCAGTCAAGTCTGACGGAACATGGGATGCTAATCGCACTGACCCATCACACACCAGTGCAATTCGTGTAAACCAATACTACCGCATCTTCCGTGTTGCTAATCTTCACGGCTTGAATGCTGGTGGAGCAGTCGGCTGATCGACTGATTCAGTAACAATCTAGTGGAGAGGGGAGCCGAAAGGCTCCCCTTTTCATTTCTACATACTAGTATGGCTGAATACGATATCTCACTTGATGGTCTAAACACCGATCCAAATCTCAGAATTCCTGAGAACCAAAATCCAACACAGAATTCCTATTTCAAATTGGATTTTCTCAGGTTGCCGAATACCACCTATTTCTGTCAGGGTATCAATCTACCCTCGGTTACTGTAGGTGATATAAAGCAAATGACTAGATTTGGCACGGCTATTGCTCATCCTGGCACTTCTGTAAATTACGACGATCTTCGTGTTACATTTCTTGTAGATGAAGATTTCGCAAATTACGAAGAAATCCATGATTGGATGAAGAAACTCACCCCGTTTACCGATTATACTGATGTAGAACCAAATTACAGCAAATTGTTTAGCGATGCGACCCTTACCATACTGAACTCGGCAAAGGTTCCTAAACTAATCTTTACTTTTAAAGGTTGTTTCCCAAAAACACTTGACTCTATCGACTATACCTCTACAATTACTGAGTCTGAGCCGATACCGATTTCGGCTTCGTTTGGTTTTACAACATTCACCATCAAGAGAGTATAATGAACTTTGCACAAATTCGTGAAATGGTTGAAGCCGATCTTAAGATCGACCAAACTGATCTTGATACTGAGTCGCTGCGAACTCCACAGTTGCATAACAAGTATCTGTGCATCTATCATGATGAGATGCTGTCACTTACAGCACTTGAACACCAGTTGCGCCGTCTAGCCCACAACAAGCGTGAATGGTATACAGGCACTATGAGCAAGGAACGACTTGATGAACTGAAGTGGGAGCCGTATCAGAAGCGCATCTTGCGTCAAGATCTTGATGAATTCATTGATGCTGATGAGGATATCATCACGGTTCATGCAAAGATTGCCCTGCAAAGAGAGAAGGTTGAATATCTTCGTGCAATCACAAAGCAGATCACAAGTCGTGGTTGGGATATCAAGAATGCAATAGAGTGGAAGAAGTTTATCAATGGAACGATTTAGACCTAATGATCCTGTAGACAGAATATGGTTGCGTCAGGCGTATATCCATGCCACGCGATCCTGTCTATACGATCAGTTGGGTGCGCTGCTTGTAGAAGATGATGCGAATAGTCCTATTGCTGCTGCATCAAACAATCTACCATTATCAGTCTATTGTCCTGAAGGTGGATTGCCTGAAATTGTTGCAGATTTTCATATCTCAAATTTCATCATGTCTCCTGTGGCTAAATTGATCAGTCATTGTGCAGGACGAGGATTTGCGATTGACTCAACCACGCTATATGCTCCTGTGTTCTCTCATCCACAAGATGCTCAGATGGTTGTAAATGCTGGTATTAAACGGGTTGTGATACACAAAACTATACAGGATCTGTATTACGAAAAAACCCCTGTAGAGAGCAAAGAGATTGCCTTACTTACCCTACAACAATTCAAGGTAGAGGTGGCAGAATTCACAGAAAAGGTCTGCAATCCACAGGAATTGACAGTTCGTGTCAATGGAGCCATCTATGAACCATAAATATTCGTATGGATGTATTGAAGGTGGAACCTGTTGATTCTGTCTATGTGAAAGTTCGATGTGAACGAAACATCGCGCGTGAACTTTCAGACTACTTTACATTCAAGGTTCCTGGCTACAAGTTCATGCCAGCCTACAAGAACAAACTGTGGTCTGGTGATATCAAACTTTTCAATATCCACGCACAGACAATCTATCGCGGTCTTGTTGACTATCTTGTGAAGTTTGCAAAAGACCGTAACTACGAGATTGATCTATCCGACTATCGCACAAGAAATTCTGAATATTTTCATGATGCTGGCAAGCGTTATATCGAAAGCCTCAATATCATGGCGGGTGGCAATCCAATCACGCCACATGACCATCAGGTAGACGGTTTTGTTCATGCTGTGAATAAAGAGCGTTGTCTGCTCCTATCGCCAACAGCAAGCGGCAAGAGTCTCATTATCTACTCGCTCATGCGTTTCTATCTAAAGAAACTACAGAGCGAAGGCAAGAAGATACTCATCATTGTGCCAACTACATCGCTTGTCGAGCAGTTGCGTTCTGATTTCAAGGATTATTCCACAAAGAATTCATGGGATGTCGAGGATAATGTTCATGCAATCTATGAAGGTCGCTCAAAAGATACAGAAAAGCCTGTTGTAATCTCGACTTGGCAGAGCATTCACAAGTTGCCAAAGCATTATTTCTCACAGTTTGGCATGGTTGTTGGTGATGAGTGCCATCTTTTCAAGGCACAGTCGCTCACAAACATCATGACCAAACTTGATGATTGCAATATTCGCATTGGAACCACAGGCACACTTGATGGAACCACCACACACAAGTTGGTTATCGAAGGCTTGTTTGGCAAGGCTTATTCAGTAATTACAACCAAGGAACTCATGCAGCGTAAGATTGTCTCAAATCTAAAGATTGATGCAATCATGCTTGGTTATCCTGAAGAGACTCGCAAAGAGATGAAGAAGTCCACCTATAATGAAGAGATGACTTGGCTCATTGCAAATCCAAAGCGCAATACTTTCATCACAAGACTTGTGCAGAATCTAAAGGGAAACAGTCTGGTTCTCTTTCAATTTGTGGAGAATCATGGCAAGGTTCTTGTTGAGATGCTCAAGCGTGAAATGCCTGAGCGAGAGGTATTCTTTGTGCATGGTGGAACCGCTACAGAAGACCGTGAAACAATTCGTAAGATCATGGAGAAGAACGACAATGCCGTAATCGTGGCATCCTATGGAACCTTCTCCACAGGCATCTCTATCCGCCGTCTACATAATATCGTCTTCGCCTCTCCTTCAAAGTCTCGCATCAGAATCCTGCAATCAATCGGTAGACAGTTGCGGCTATCTGAACATAAGAGTCTAGCGAAACTTTACGACTTGGGTGACGATCTGTGTTGGAAGAGCAGGAAAAACCATACATTCCTGCACTTCATGGAACGGTTGAAGATCTATGAGTCGGAAAACTTTGAATTCAAAACAATCAAGATAGATCTATAGGAGTTATTATGAACTACACTGAGCCAACACAAGAGCCTGAAGAAGAATTAACAATAAAGATGCTCAAACTAAAGACAGGTGAGCAGATTATTGCTAACATCTATGACGAAGATGAATCTACCTATCAGGTTCAGCGTCCGATGCAACTCATGACAGCGACAAAGGCTCAACGAGCAACATCCAGAATTGAGCAGATCTATCTACAGGACTGGATGCAGTATTGCGAGATCGAAGACAAGATCACCATACGCAAGAGCGACATCCTAGCCGAAGGAACTCCGCTTCAGCAAATCATCTCATTATTCAAGCGAGAGGTAGAACTACAGGATAATCCACTCTATAAGGTGTTATCCAAAGAAAATCTTCCAAAAATCGTCACAGATGATAAACAACCATCCTCGTTATCAGAAATGTTTGGCGACTCGGATGAATTAGATGTTGTAGACCAAAACGGCATCACCCTGCAATTCTATATCCCAAAGCCTATTTTCAAGGAACTTCTCCGCGAGGGCTTGGTCGAAGATATCAAGGATATTATCGAAGAAACCTTGGGAAACGAGAACGGAAAGCGAGATGATTGGGATGACGATTCCTCTGAAGACGAAGAGGATGATTGGGATGACAAGGAAGATACTAAGGGTAACTAAGTCTTACTAGAGATCTTCATTGACACCGAACACACTAGTTATACCCGTTGTCAATAGGTCTTCAAGTTATTTCTTCTACGATTCTTGAAAAAAGTCTAAATCACCTAGACTTCCAACCGATTTATGCTATAGTGTGAAACGGAGGTAAGAATGACGCAAAAGAAGAAAAAGAGAGAACGCGCAAAGCCCTCTCCGACCCATTACATAGACAACAAACAGTTTTTTGAACATATTTCTGTATGGAAAAAGAGTGTTGTTGATGCTGAAAATAGCGGTGATTCACCGCCACCTGTGACTGAATACATCGGCAAGTGTTTTCTAGACATTGCTGAACATCTGTCATATAGACCAAATTTCATCAATTATCCCTACCGTGAAGAGATGGTATCTGACGGTATTGAAAATTGCCTCATGTATGCGTCTAATTTCGACCCCTCCAAGTCAAACAATCCATTCTCCTACTTCACACAGATCATATATTATGCTTTTCTTCGTAGGATTCAAAAAGAAAAGAAGCAGTCTTATGTGAAATATAAGAGTCTTGAACTTGCTGAGATGGACTCGCGGACACCAAAATGGTTAAAAGATGAGATCTTCCGTGAGAACATCAAAGAACAATGCATAAAGAATCTGTCATTAACTGAAAATGATATTGAGAAGTTTGAGCCTAAGAAAAAGAAGAAGAAACGAAAGGCTCCCACAAAAAAAGTGCTTGATCTGTTTATGGAGGAAGAATGATACTGTTGTTGACAGACCTTCACTTTGGTGCGCGTAACGATTCACCGCTGTTTCTAGAACACTACCTTGAGTTTTTTGAAACAATGGTGTTTCCTTATATAAAGGAAAACAATATCAAGGAAGTGGCGCACCTTGGTGATCTCTTTGATAGACGCAAGTATATCAATTTTAATACGCTAACAAGCGTTCGTAAGCGTTTTCTTGAGCCACTTGCAGCAACTGGTGTAAAGTGTCATTTTCTTATTGGAAATCACGACACTTATTGGCGTAATACAAATGAAGTGAATTCCGTCAGGGAACTTATATCCCATTATCCAAACTTCTTTGTCTACGAAAAACCACAACTCGTCAATATTGAGGGCGAGGATATTGCCTTTCTCCCGTGGGTGAACAAGTCAAATTACGAAGAGTCGCTTGAATTCATCAAATCAGCAAAGGCAAAGTTTCTCTTTGGACACCTTGAATTAGACGGTTATCAGGTGATGAGCGGAATTCAGCATGATGGTGGCATGTCTCCAACGCTATTTGAGCGGTATGAGGGAGTCCTTAGCGGACACTTTCACTACCGTCAACGCAAGGGAAACATCATGTATCTTGGAACACCCTACGAGATGTTCTTCTCAGATATGAATCAGCGTAAGGGCTTCCACCTCTTGGATATACAGACTCGTTCCATGAAGTTTGTCGAGAATCCAAAGAAAATGTTTCATAGTTTTCAATACGATGAAAAGACTGCACAGGAGGAGATTGAAAGCGGTGGTATTGAAAAGTTCAGGAACAAGTTTGTGAAACTAATGGTATATGAGCGTGGAAATCCCAAGGTTTTTGATGATTACATCAGCGGTCTTATCGGAGTTGGAGCAGTATTGTCTGTGGTTGAGGGTATTGTTGAGCAAAAGGTTGATGAAGATCCTGTGGACATGAATCGTTCCACCCTAGAACTCATTCAGGATGCAGTAGATGGGCTACAGGGAGTCAAAAATCCCTCAAAACTAAAGACAATTATCAAAGATCTTTATGCAGAAAGCCTGACTCTCTAAATCTATAAATAATAGTTGGAGAGTGCTATGAACGAAGATCTCAGACAATGGTTTAATCCTAATCATCCCAAAGGTGGATGGAAGCGCGTTGATTCAAAGGGCAATGTTGTTGGTCCGTGCGCCCGTGAACCAGGTGAACCAAAGCCAAAGTGCATGTCTAACGAAAAGAGAGCGAAACTTTCAAAGAAAGAAAGAGCCGCTGCTGTTCGTGCAAAGAGAAAGCATGATCCAAATCCTGAAAGAAAAGGTGCGCCGATTATGGTTTCTAACTTTGGTAAAGGCAAGATAAACGAAGAGAATATTCCCGACAACAAAGAACTTTGGGCAAAGGCTATCTCTTTGGCTAAATCAAAGTTTGATGTTTATCCATGTGTTCCTATGGACTCAATGGCTATTACTAAGTCAGGACCAGCCTATAGAGATCAACTCAAAATCGGTGATGAAATACTCACCTATAACATCAAAGAAGATAAGTTAGAGTGGAAGCCTATTGTCAATCTTCACCACTTTGAAGATGCTCCTTTAGTTGAAATGAAAAAATCAACTGGATTTAAGATTCGTTGCACACCAAATCACAAATGGGTGGTGCAGCATGGAATTGATGGTGATGATAAGTTTGTAAATACTGAACTTCTAGAAACAAAAGATATAATGAACAAAAAGAATCACAAGCGGCTGATTTGTTGCTCAACGCTTGAAGATTCAACATCTTCATCTGATTTGGGAGAGTGGTCGAAGACAGATTCGTGGACGGAAAAAGTTTTGAGCATGAGCAGAGATCAGCGCGAAGTTTATCTTGCCAGTGCAATAGTTTATGATGGACATGATTGTGGTGTAAGCACAAAGATTAGTGGTAGACACACTATAGGATTCTCCCAAAAGAATGAGGATCACTTCTGGTCGGCTATTCTTGCTGCTTATCTCAATGGATATCATGTGAGTTATAGTGACAAGAGTGTTGGTGACATGAGAA